CGCCGCGCTCGACCAGTGCTCATCTGCTCGTCCTCGATCGTGACTGTCGCTGCGACGCGATGGCCGTCCTGCCGCACTGCCTCGCCGACGTGCCCGACCCGCAGTGAACGGACGTTCTTCGGGCTGACCATCTCTTTCGGGTGCAGGTCAGTGAGCGGCGCAGCAGACAGCGACTCGAGCGACGCGGGCCGGAACACTTCGTCGGGGTGCCGCAGCTCACGGACGGTGGTCCCGTCGGCGCGCTTGTACTCGAGTACGCCAGCGCGAGTCACATACGCAGGCACCCTGAGAAACCCTTGCGGGGTACGCACTGGCCTACCGATCTCAGCTACGTCGTACCGATGAACGAGCACGAGGCGCTGGTATGCGCGGCTTTTCAGGGTGTCAAGCGTCGTGCGCTGCCTACCATCACCCCGATCTCGTCACCGGCGGCGCTTCCTCTGGCGCGCGGGCACAGGGGGCGGCACCAGCGACGGCCGGCGCGGCGGCGTGCTGGGTGCTGGCGGGGGGTCGGTCGTACCAGTGAGCAGCCCGGCCTCGCGGAGCACAGCATCGACGTCCGGGATCGCTTGGCACCGGCAGTTGATTGGCTGCCCGGGGTGCGCCGGCTCGCCGTCGACGGTCGGGGGCGCGTCCCAGCGCTGCGTCGTCCCTTCGAGCGCGCGGTGGCTCTTGCGTACGCGCTCGTCTTTGACCGTCGACCAGGTGTACTGCTCGATCCCGACCTGCTGCTGCCGGATGCGGGTGAGCTCAGCGTTCAGCGTCGTGACTTGATCGCGAGCGATGAGCGCAGCGCGACGCTTGGTGGCGCCGAACTTCTCGACGATGTCGTCTGCGATGTCCTCGTATCGCAGCCCAGCTCGAGCGCCGCGCAGCACGATGCCCTTGAGGTCGTCGAGCTCGTCGGTCATCAGCGACTTCACGAGGCGCACGTTGTCCTCGACGAACGTCTCGATGTGCCCGGCAAGGATCGCCGGATCAGCGTGCACGTCGATGTTCGCGACAGTGCGCACTTGTTTGTTGAGCTCTTTGCGGCTGTGCTCAGCGACGCGCAGCGCGTTCTGTTCGGCGAGCAGCGCGATCCTGCGCTCGGGGATCTCGCGCTCGAGCTCCTTGCGGATGCGCTCGATCTCGGCGGCTGTGCGGCCGCCGGTCGCGTCGATGCGCAACTCTATCGCGTCAGGTCGCAGCGCGTTGTGCGCTTCGATGATGGGGCGCAGCGCCGGCAGCAGGTCGCGCCGAACGCGCGCGTGCATCGCGTCGACCATCTGCAAGATGCCGCGCAGGTACGCGACGCGCGGCGCTGACGGCTGTCGTGCCTGGGGCACCGGGCGCTTGCGCCGCTGGGGTCGACGACCCATCAGCGCGAGCTGCAGCAACCCGCGATTGACGGCGGGCATTACTTATCCTGCGGCGGCGCGGGTTCAGCCGTCGGCGGCGCGAAAGACGTGGGCGGCGGCAGCGCGGACTTGGCCGCTGGAGTGAAGCCTGCCCCCGTCTCGCCCATGAGCTTCTCTGCCTCGGCGGCGGACATCTGAAACGCCAGCATGAGCATCTGAACACCGGTCGACCGCGGGATCTGGTTCGATGCGACCGCCGTGACGATCTCCAGCATCGACGTGACCTGCGCGCCGTTGAGCGCAGTGTCCTGTACCTTGGGGTCGGCGGGATCGCCAGCAACGGGGGTTGTGCCTGTCGCGGGGTCAGTGCCCGTCGGGTCGGCGGCGAGCTCCTTGTCGACCTCGAGCGCTTGCGTGCGCGCCTCGACGTCGATCGTTGAGAAGTCGCCCGATTGCGCCAGGTCGAGCGCGCCCTCCTCGGGTAGGATCACCTGCGCATCGACCAGGGTGGCGATGGTGTCGCCGTTGATCTTGCGCGTCTCGGCCCGCTCCTTCCCGGTGGGCTGCCACAGCGAGTTGAACTTGAGCTTCCAGTTCTCGGGCTCTTGACCATGCGTCGGCCCGCTCTTGGCGAGCATGAAGACCCGTACCACGCGCTCGAGCCGCGGCCGCAGCACGTCGTTCTGCGCGTCCTCGACCACGTCGTACCAACCGCGCGTGTCGCTCTCGCCGGTGGCGTTCAAGCCGGCAGCCGAGCGCCCGTAGAGCAGCGCCACCGGCATCTCGGCTGCCGCAGCGTCGCGCATCATGAAGCGGTCGAGCATCTCGGGCAGCCCGCTAAAGCTCGTAGCGACGCGGGTGAACTCCTCGCGCTCTGCGTCGACGAGGATCGCGCGGCACACCGAGCGCGCCATGTCCATGATCTCCATGCGCGCCCGCAGCCGCGACTCGCCGCCGGTCGCAATGATCTCAGACAGGTGGTCGATCTTCAGCACGGCCTGGCTTGCGTCGGTCAAGAGATGCGCGGCTGACTGCCAGCTGCTCGCGCTTTGCCGCAAGCAATCCTGCGCGCGCTGCAGCACCGAGTTGTCCCAGTCGTCGGCGCCCTGCTCGCTGCGCGCTGTGAGGGCGCCTGGAAAGAAGACCAACCGCGACTCGTGGATGAGCACCTCGAGCGCTGCGTCTCTGCGGACATCAGCGCGGCGCACCGCGTACAGTTCTGGCTGCCCGAACTTCGGGCCATGGATGTCGCTGTACCGCTTGCGCACTTCTAACTGCGGCCGCCTCAGCACGTTGAGAAACCGCACCTCTACGATCTTGTCCTCAGCCAACGGCTCAGCGGGCAGCAGACCATCGTCGGCGCCGATGTACACCGCGCCCGCCCCGTACAGTCGCGCCCAGATCCATGCCTCGCGCAGCTTGGGCAGCACGGCCAGGTCCTCGAGCTGCGCGTAGAGCGCGCGCATCGCGGCGGCGCTCTCGTCGTCGCTGTCGCCCTCGAACTCGAGCGTGAAGCCCCGCCGGGTGGCGTCGCGCGGCAGCTTGTCGACGATCTTGGCGGCGATGTCGTCGGTGTCGTAGAGCGCCTCGAGCGCGCCGTCGGTGAGGCGCACGCCGGGTAGGATCTGATGGTAGCTGAGCTTGTCGCGCAACCCCCCGAGGCCCGTCAGCGCGTTGACCCAGCTGTCGAGGCGCTGCACGACCTTCATGACAAGAGCTCCACCTTGAGCGCATCCATGGCGCTCTGGTATGCGAGGACGCCCGGCTTGTGAAGTGCCAGCATTGCCCGGGAGCACGCGTCGACCTGGTCGTCGTGCGCTGCGTCCGGGAACCCCTCGAGCTCGGCATAGAACGCTTCGTTCCAGGACCCGGCGAGCACGTCGACGTTGCCGGCCTCGACCTGGGTTGAGAACGGCCCGGCATAGCTGACTTTGTCCTCGCGGGCGACCACCGATTCGACCCAATACCCGGCCAGGATGCTCTTGATGTGCGCGACGTCCACCACGCCCGCCCCGCCCGGGTCTTGCCAGATGCAGACCTTGACGGCGCTGCCGTCCTGCGCGGCGATGTTCTGCATCGCCCGGTCGACCTGGTGCGGCGAGCCGCGCAGCGACTCGATGTGCAGCACGACGAAGCGCCCCGAGCGCGTGACCCCCATCTTGACCCCGCGCGTCCAGTCCGGGTCGGGACGCTCCGGCGTGACCTGGGTCGCGGCTTTGTCCCACGCTCGGACCACGGCCACCAGGTCGGTGGGCGCGGCGTCGATGACGCGGAACCAACTGCGCTGAAAGTACAGCCCAGCGGCGGGGCGGATGAGCCAGCTGCCGCCGCGGCCGCTGCCAAGCAGCCGCTCGCGCTCGACCCGCGGCAATGCCAGTAGCCGAGCGGGGTAGTCGGGATCCTTCTCGAGCAAGATCTTGTTGTCAGCGAGCAGCCCCAGGATGAACGTAAAGCTGATGGGCGGATGGCGCAGATGCGGGAAGCGCGCGCGCAGCTCCTCGGCCGAGTCGCCCCACACGAGGTCATCGTCGACGCGGTAGAAGTACCGAATCACCCCCGAGCGCTCGGGCCGAATGAACTCGCCGCGCTCGTCGAGGTACCACGCGATCATCTTCTTGACCCACGTGTCAGCCGTCGGGTTCATCGTCGCCCGCACGTAGGGCGCCACCCCGCTGGTGCTGCGGTTGCGACTGAACAGGTACCAGAACTGCGACTCGAGAAAGTGCGGCAGCTCGTCGAAGTTGATCAAGCCGTAGCCCTTGCCCTGGTGCTTGAGCTTGTCGGTGTCGTACTGCAGATGATCGAGATGCACCTTGGCGCCACTCGGGAAGGTGGCCGATGGGTTCGGCGTCTCGCGCAGCACTGCACCCAGCGCTGGGTACCACTCCACCATCAGCTCCCACAGCGACTGCGGCCCGCGCAGCTGGTTGCTCGTGCGACGAAAGCAGACTGCAGAGAACCCCTTGACGTCGTAGTTACGCAGGCACTCGAGCGCGAGCCCGCTGGTTTTGCCCGA